ATCTGCGGCGGGATCGCTCGCGGCGGCTTCTGCGGCCTCGGCCTCGCCGCCATCCTGGCCGTCGCCGCCGCCCTCGCCGTCATCGCCACCGCCCCCCTCGCCGTCATCGCCGCCACCGCCCCCGTCGCCGTCATCTCCTCCGCCATCTCCTCCGCCATCGCCTCCACCATCGCCACCACCGTCTCCTCCACCGCCATCTCCGCCACCGCCATCGTCAAAGCAGACCAGCGGGCTGGTGCCGTCTGGCCGCTCGATGCACATCCAGTGCAGCAGTTTCAGCTTAAGGAACAGATCTTCCATTTCTCTCTCACACGTTTGCTGCCATGCGCACATAGGTTGCCGAGATCGACACAAGTTCGACGTTGGGCTTGGCCTGCTGCTCCACGGTCGCCTGCACGATTGGCGCATGCGAAAATCCCGTCTCGCCGATCGACACCCACATCGTATTCTTGATCTGCGGGGTCCCGGCACCGGGCTGGTCCCAGAGCGCGGTGTCCCATAGCCCCTGATCCCATACGTCAAGCAGGCCGGGGTCTGGGCCGGGAGCGGGCGGCGGCGGTATCCTGAACTGATAATCGACGGTTGCCGAAAGCTGCGGCTCGAACGGCTCGTGCGCAGAACTAAAGAACGCCGCCCGCGCCTGAAACCACGTCACCTGATTGGGCGGCACCTGAAACATCTCCCAGCCGCCGACCATCGTGCAGACGTAGTTGATGCCGTCGTCGGTCCCGCCGCTTTCGGCCATCATGATCCTGCCGTCCTGCGTGCCGAAAAACAGCGAGCCATGCAGTTGCATGAAGCACATCGCGTCCCAGCCGGTGTAACGGCACCACGCCCCGGTGTGGATGTTGCTGACGCCGACACTCATTGATGCGGGAATAGGGGGAATGCCGGTTACCGTTCCGCCGGGGCCGGGGAAACTGAAAATCAGCGCATCCCCCTCGCTCCACTTGGTGAGCATCGTCGGATACGTTCGCTTGTTGGTGTATTCCTGCGTCCATGATTGCTCGATGTTGTAGGTGATCGCCGCCAGCGACAGCAACGAGACATCCTTGCTCATCGTCGCCGTCAGCGGCACGATGCCGTCGATCGTTGCGATCAGGATGTCGCCGCCCAGCTTCTCGTGCCCGTACTTGCTCAATGGCCGCGAGATGTCGTAGCAGCCGTCCTGCTTCCAGTTGGACGAGTCGGTCGGGTCGGTGCCGGTGAAGACGGCGATCTCGCCCATATCGCTGACAAAAATGCATTTGTCGTCGGAGCCAGCGCCGCTGTCCACGGTCCAGCTCGCGCCAAAGAGCAAAGAGCCGCCGCGCTTCATCGCCCCCGACAGCGGAATAAAAACCAGTTCGCCGCCGACAGAATGCACAGGAAGACACCATGCGTTCATGGTGCCGCCCTGCACGAAGAACAGCCGGTTGGCGTGCTTCCAGACGTGGGTCAGCCCCTGACCGTTCTGCACGATCGCCGGAGCGTCGATCGGCCCAGTGATGAAACTCGTGTTATCCGGCGCATGATCGATCGCCCATTGTCCCGGAGTGGCGATGCGGGCGGCGGCAAACGTGCCGGTGCCGGGGCTGGTATGGGCGACGAGACATTTCCAGCGTGTATTGTCGTCGGTGTCGAGCGCACGATCGCCAACGGCATAAGCCGTGCTGATCGCCCAATCCAATGGCGTGGTTGTCGATAGATAAGTCCACGACGTGCCGTTGAAGCGCCGCACATAATCGCCCGCGTCATTAACGATGATCAGGTAATCGCCGCCCGTATTGGCCAGCTGCGCCGCGCTGTAGTTTCCGTCCGTCTGAGTTCCTAGGCCCGTGACCTCCACCGGACTGTCGGAAAACGATACGTCGAACAGCCGTGTCACAGTCGCCGCGAACATGCGCTGCACGGAACCGCTGACGTATTCGAACCCGCTGTGCACAATCTCAACAGGATCAGGCAGCGTCAGCCACCGCTCGGTGCCGCCGCGCAGTTTCAGACCCTTCTGCGTCGGAAACCAGTTGTCGAGGATCACCGCGCAGCCCGGCTTGGTGTAGGCCCAGTTCTGGTTCTCGATAATCCCTTGAATTGGTGCAGGCAGTGTGAGGGCGGAATAGGTGAGCGCCATCTCGCCGGGGACAGGCTGGCGGCGAAATGCTGCGTGCCCGCTCATGGCGTTGCCTCCGCGCGCGCGGCAACCGCAATCCACGCCGTGGAGTTGCCGTCGTTGTAACGGAGATAAAGCAGCCCGTTTGTGCTGCTGAACCAGAGCGCACTGTCGGCGGCTCCAACCGGCGCGGTGGCGGAAACGAGCACACCCATGGACGGGCCCGCGGGTCCCTGTATTCCTTGCGGGCCTTGAATACCCTGCGGCCCCTGTGGTCCCGGCACGGTACTCGCGGCACCGGCTGGCCCAGTTGCGCCGACCGGTCCCTGCGGACCTGTCGGTCCCGGCACGCTCGAGGCGGCACCGGCAGGACCGGTTGCACCTGTCGCACCCGGTGGTCCTGTCGCACCGGGTGCTCCGGCCGGTCCCTGCGGTCCCGGTATCGTACTGTCTGCGCCCGGCGTTCCTGTTGGTCCCGGCGGCCCTTGCGGTCCTGTCAGCCCCGGCGGTCCCGGCACCGTTGAGGCCGGGCCTTGCGGACCCGTTGGCCCCGGCGGTCCCGGCACGATGGAAGCAGCGCCAGTTGGTCCCGGCGGCCCCGGCGGGCCTTGCAGCGCGACGTTGTAGAGGGCGCGTTCGGCTATAAAGGCCACGGCGCAACCCCCGTATAAGCCTGATTGCCGCGCAGCCGTCCGCTGCCGATAATGATCGGCGCTGGCTGATCAGCGCCCATCGCCATCGTCAGCGCATCGGAGTAGGTGCCCATATCCTCGGCGTAGGGTGATCCCTTGTTCGCCTTCCACTGCCAGATCATGCCCAGTTTCAACAGGCGGTCGCCCAAGAGGAACGTGTCGGCGTCGGTCATGAACGCATCGCCGGTGCCGCCGCTGCCAAGCGCAATGCAGTTCTTGTCGAGGTAGGCGTAGGTCGCGTTCTCGCCCACCGGCATGACCGGCGAGATGTGCATCTGCCCGCCCAGGATCGTCCACTCGCCCAGGCCGCTGATCCAGCCGCGCGCGCGCCGGTTCAACCACTCGTCGGCGTCCGAGATGAACACCATCGGCGTCTGCGTGTTTGACGATCTCCAGACGTTTGCCGTGAGCAGCATGCGCTTGAAGTTGGCGGGGAGGTCAAACATGGTCGTGCCGACAAGAACGCCTGTCGGGTCCGGCGGCGGCGGAATGATCGTGCCGTCGCCGGTAAACGTGCCCACAACCTTGAGCCGTCCCCACTCTCTGGTGTCGTAGGCAATGCGCTGCGCCATCTCGTTGGCCAGCGACAGCAGTTCACCCTGCGTACGGGGCTGCACCGATGGCGAAAACATCGACACTGGCGGATTGACGCCAACGGCAAGTGATACGTCCCTGATCACGCTCAAGAGAGACATAGCCACCTCATGCTGCCACGCTGCTCTTATGATCTTCTGCCATGCGGATCAGCGTCTTGCGCGACGGGTTACCCTTCGGAGAAACGCCGGTCAGCGAGCGGACATGCTCCTTGAGTTGCGCGTCGGACATGCCGTCGAACTCGCTCGGCGGTCTGTCTTTGGCCATCAGCCTGTTGTCTTCCTCAAGCACTTCGTTGCGCAGCCTGATCGTCTCAAGCTCCGCCTCGAGCCTGGTGATCCTCGCCGTCTCGTTGCTGCTCTCCAAAAACTCGATGGTTTTGTTCTTCATCTCGCGCCCGCCGGGACCAAGGTTCTTGAGTTCTGCCCCGTCCACGATCGCCAGCGCCTCCGCGGTGTAGATGTTGAGCGCGCGTAATTCAGCCCGCTTGCCTTCGGTGAGGAACGGCAGGTAGTCGATCGGCGTCCCCGACTTGGTCTGCTGCTGGCTTGCCTTGAACTGCTGGTACTGCTTGGAGAACCGCTCGGCGTAAGTGATGGCGGTCTGCTCTCCGGTGACCGGATCGACATCCCAGTGCGAGCGGTCTGTCGCCGGATAAACGCCGTAGTCGCGCGAACCGGGATGGCGGATCTCGACCTGCTCCATGTCGTCGAAGATCGGTCGGCCTGCCTCCGCAGACTTGACGTTGTTTTTGACGGTGCCATTGCGGAAGATCGCAATCACCCCTTTGTCGTTCGGTACCATTTTCGTTTGCCCTTCCTGTTGTTAAAAAGGCGGATGCCGAAGTGACCGGAAGGCTAACCAGCCCGGCACCCGCCCCTCTCTCGATCCAGCCCGCGTCAACAAACCGGATCGCAAAGCTCTGCTTACGCGGCAGGATTGCTGTCGCGCAGTCTCCAGTTAAACTTCGGGTTGGTCATGGTCAGTTCACCCATCCACCCGATGAATTGGGCGACCGCGTCCTTATCGATTGGCATCTGGCCTTCACCCTTGAACACGCTGTCGAAGTTGCGGCTCGGGTGATAGCGCAGACGCAAGGAGTCGGTCTGCAGGCCGTAGGTCGTATCGGCTGGCATATCGGAACCGATGCCGCCCTCCAGCACGATCGTCGCCTGCTTGCCGCCGCCGATGTATTCCAGCGTCGAGAAGCCCAGTTTGGCCAGGCCGCCGCCATCGCGTGAAAGCCGCTGGATGGCGACGGTTGCCGCGTCGTAGGCTTCGTAATGCTGCGGCGACATGATCAACAGATCGGCATAGTCCCGCCCGCGTGACTGTGCGGTCATGATCCGGTTAAGCGTCGGGCGGATGGTCGTGGACGTGATCTGCGTAATCCCGGCGATGTAGGACTGCGCGTCGATGGACTGCGTCTGCCACCAGGTATTCTGCGCGCGGTCGATGCCGCCGTAGACACCGGTCGTGTTGGCAACTGGGACAGCAGTTGCAAGCCCGGTCAACTGCTTGCCGCCACCAGCAGCATGCAGGGCACCATCCATGGCATCTTCCAGAGCGCTCTCGGCAGCTTTCATGTAGCTGTCGAGCACGTCCATCAACTGGGCTTCGCCCTCGTTGTTGAGGATTTCCTGCTTGCTCAGAATGATCGGTACGACGACCATCTTCGGCTCGTACCAGGCGTCGGCAAACAGGTCGATCGCGGGATTGAGCAGCACATCGTAGCCGGAATACCACTGCGCAGTTTGCTTGGAGATTTGCAGCGTCTGACGAATGCGTGGACCGGAATAGGTTTCCCACAGGCCCTTGTCGCGCATTGTCGCCAGAAGTGCGTTGTTGTCAGACACCAGGTCTTGGTACGAGGAAGAACGGTCCTCGATCGCCATCGACAAGATCTGTTGATATGGAAGGTTGTCACCAGTTCCAACTGGCAAAATAGGCATGGCTCA